TTTACAACAACAATTTTATTTACATCCCGATACCATTTTTCAAGAGCTCCACCAACGCTATATGCTTTTCCATAACCTAGTGGCTAACAACGTAACCACTGCAGAACTGCGTAGACTGTACCACTATATTAATAACGAATCTAAACTGTTATAGCCTGTTCGTAATAATTGGTACTAAAGGTTATGGTAGTAACCTTGTAGGCATCTGGCCGTTGCTCATCAAATTGGTTGCTGCGCTCCAGCGGATTCATTTCGGCAGTTGCCCAACCTTGCAGCTTATTAAATACTGTTTCAACCAAATCAAAATACGCCAAACTGTTTAAACGGTGTTCTTCTGGTGTACTGGCATCGGTATTGCCGGTAAAGTCAAAGCACAGTTTTATGGTTATTTGTGCATTTACCAATTGTTTGGTTTGGTTTAGGTTTTCGGCGCGTGCCACTTGCAAACCTATAAGCGCTGCTGGAAATACTATGGGCAGTTTTTCAAAGCGCATTTGCCCTTTATCTAAATCTATCCATTTAAGGCTTGGTACTTGGGCCTGTAGTTGGTTTAAAATGGCTTGGTATATGGTTTTCATGGTTTTGAGTTTTTATGCCCTTCGACTGCGCTCAGGGTGACAATTAGTTATTAAAATGTTTAATTAATCGTTCTTTTAAAATAGCGTTTAAAAAGGGCGAATGCCCCATAAACTGGCGCTTTGGCATGGTATAATTAAAGGCCCTGGTATGCGCTTTTATTTTAACCGGTTTACCTTTGCCCATAAAATTACGGTTGGTAAATGGCCGCACTTTTGCTGTGCCTTTTACGGTTAAGCCTTCGTTATGGATTCTGGCATATGGAACCGTAGTACTACCGGCACTAATACGCACACGTTCTTGGCTTACCACGCTTGGTCTTATACTCTTTTCTAAATTGCCAGAAGCATACAGTATTCTGCCTTTTCCACGTCTTTTTCTGGAGTAATAGGGTTCTTTAGGCATTTTCCATTTTACTTTATCCCAATCTTGGTTTTGTGGCAAAAAGCGGTCTTGAAAATACTCCACGGCTGTTTCGGCAATAATTCTGGGTGTATCAATGCTTAGCCTATTTTCAAAGCTTGCAAACCAAGCGTTTATTTGCTGTTCGTATTTCATTTATTGAACATTATAAGCCCTTTTCGGTATTGTAAAACGGCGTCTTCAGACAGCTCGAACCAAGTGTTTAATTTCAACTCCTTATCGGTTAAGGAGACAATGCTTACCATGGTTTTGTTAGTATAATATTTAATATACACCATATTGTTGGCACTGGCAAAGTGCAACCATACTTCGTCTGGCGTTTGCAGGCTTTCTAAAACAGCGGCATTTATAGGGTTTGAAATAGCCAACTTCCTGTTTTTATAGTCGAACACATCGGCCACTTTTAAAGGCGCATTTATAATTGGTAAATTAATACTACTTACGCTTTGCGCTTGGGCGAGTTCTGGTAATCCAAAATCTTTATGGCCTAACTGGTTTAAGGCTGTGTAAGCCATTTTTAAGCTGTTTACATATTGCTGGTTGGCTGTAAATACTTCGGCAATACTGCCACGGTTTACGCCCCAACCTTGAGCTGTTAATTTAGCAAACTCCGGACTAATAATATAGGCATCGGCACGCGCTTGGTCTGCTTTTAACTTGCTTTCGTTAAACTCGCCTTTAAGTCTTGGCCTTACATCACAGCGGCAGTTCCAGCCATTGGGTGGAAATATCTTTTTCCATATTGGGTCGTTCCATGGCAAAATAACACCTTCTAAAGCTGCGTGAGATTTACGGACGTCGTTATCGCCTGCAGTTCTATATTCCCAATAAGGAAACGTGTCCGCTTGCGCTACCAACCTACGGTATTTTGCACTCATTTGACCTGTTGTAAAAGCTGTTTGGTATTCGGTTTCTAACCAGTCTTTATTGGCGACGTTGGTTATTTTAATGGCGCGTTCGTAAAAGTCGTTAAAGCTTTTAGATTGTTGAAAGGCTTTGTTTAGTTGGCTTGCCAAGGCTAAATCTTTCACGCCAGCAAATCGAAATAAATTCATTTCGAAGGCGGTTAGCATGGCAGGATCATCAATGTCGTAGTCCATACCCAAATCTAAGCCTAATTTTACAATCTCGTTTTCCCAACCGTTTTTAAAAGCTTTTAAAAGGCTGTTTAATGTAAATTTAAACAAGTCAACATCAAAAGCCAGCGCGCCATTGTTATCGTAAATACGTTGTATCAGGGCATCGTTGTTAAAGCCATCGGTAAACGCTAAATTATGCGTGTGGACTTTTCCAGTGGTCGCCCCAGTCGTCACCGCTGGGGCGGATTGAAAAAGTTTTGTTAGCAGTTTTTCAAACCATGCCAGTTTCACTTCTTTTGGCTCTTTTTGCTTTGGCTTTTTACCAAAGTCTTTTATACTACTGCCTAAATCGCTGTCCTGGTTTGCCATTTGCTCTCGTTCTCTTTTAATGGTATCATAATTATCTGGTTTTGGTACGCCATAGGTTTCATAAAAGAAATCGTCGTCAATGGGCAATCCTAATTCTTTGGACATTTTAAAGTGCATTTCAAAGCTTTCTTTGGTTGAGAGCTGAGTTTCTTCGCCTTGAATGATGAAGCTACCGCCTTCGGTATTAAACCCGTAGGCTTCTAATATTTTAATAAAACGGCTATTTAATACTTTACGTACAAAATTAATATCGCTGCTGTGTTTGGCATCGTCCTGGTCGCCATGTTCTTTGCTTTGGGCATAACCGCTGGAGTCGCTGCTTTCGGTGGTTTCGGTAGTGCCTAACAGTGATTTAGATATTTCGGCATTCATATCCTTTTTAAAATCGCCATGAATGGTGCTTTGGGTAATCTTGCTTTCAAGGATATTAATTTCTGTGCCTTGTGGCCGAATAATGGTACCGCCTGCACCAATATTCAAACTCTCTTGTAACTGTGCACGTTGTGTTTCATCAAATCCATCCCAAGTGGCGTCTAAAATAGGTCTTCCAAATACTTGCACAAACATGGCATAATCGCCAATGCCGCCACGTTTTAAAATGGCATATTGCGCGGCACTTACCAAAAGTCCTAAATCTTTGGGGTTACCAACTTCCATAATGGTTTTTGTATAAATACCATCGCGTATGTTTATGCCCTCATCGCTCGCCCAATTGTAGGCAACTATTCCTAAATGAGGTCGGTAATTTAAACGTGGCAGCAAGTTAGCTGCTACTTCCCATTTGCCGGAGCTATTTTTCCAAAAGGTAGGCTCTAAGATGGAATAGCCCCAAAATTTGGAGTTAAGAGCTTCTGTAACAATATCATCAAAGCCAATGCTGTCAATTAATTCATTAATGGCATCAATGGGCTTGCCTTGTTTGTTTACAAATTGCCAGTTGGCAGTGGTTACGGCATCGGTTCGCTTGCCCAGCACGGCAATAACGTGGCCATCCAACATAACATCGGCATACAGATCGTAGAGTAAGGTTCTGCGAGGCGTCTTGGCTTCGGCACTGGTAATGGCACTTCGCCAATTGGGTATATCTTGAGTGGTTCGGTTAACCGGACGTACATCAATATTATTGATAATTATGGCAGGTTTAGCATTGGCTGCAGGTGTAACATTGGCCTCTGGTTTTAATATGTCTTTCATTGTTTAAAAGGCTTTAAAAGGGTTTTAATAGTTGGTTTCGCGTTTGGTATCGCTTGAAACCAACCAAGTAGTGTTATGGTTTTCTACGGTTGACGTTGGCCAACCAAAAGGCACTATTTTACTAGATTGTATGCCTTTTAGCCATGCGAGCGCATCTTTGTAACGTGCTTGCCTAAACTCAAGGTCGGCATTGGCATTGGCCAAGGTTATAAAATGCCAGGTGGCCATATCTTTTAAATACATTAAAAGTGTTGGGTCTCGCTGGTCATCGGTTTTGGAAAACAGCGCATTAATATCGTATCGGCTTAGATAGCCTTTGGCCTCTTGCTGGGCTGCGGCAATGGCGCTGTCTATTATGGTGCCGTCTTTACGGCTTATTACGGTAATTTGCTCATCGTATAGATGGCTTTTTAAATCGTGTGCTAACAACATACTAATAATATTTAGAGGTTTGTGAACGGCTGTATTTGGTGGGTTTAATTAAGCTGGCATTGGCACTGGTTTTACTATCCAACACCCATTTGCCACCTTCAACGGCATCGGGTGCATCATCCTTGGCTCGGCTGGTTGGTGATAGTGCCAAAAATTGCCCTTCGGCATTTACCATGTGTTCGCTATCTTTTTCGGCTTCGTTAAAAATAAGCTTGGCCATACGGTTAATTGGCTCGAGTGCGCTTTCAATACGGTGGAATTTATCGGGCTTTTTACGCTCATCGGCTTTTGGATGAATGGATATACCGTGGCGTATATTGGCAGCCATGATTTCCATTCTAAGCGGATCATCAATCCAAGGCCACTCGATGTAATAATAAATAGGTACTTTGCCACCAAACTCTTTTTGAATTTCGTAATTCCAGTCCAGCATTTGGGCCGTAGTACATTGTTGGCAGCGCATTCTAATCACGTGGTACTCGTCTTTATATCTTCCAATTAAAGCTGTTGCCTTATAATCGCCTTTTCGTTTGTACGAAGGATCTGTATAGGCAATCAAGAACTTGTAGTCTTGCACAGGCCTCATTTTGCCGTAGTGCAATTTTGTAAACACTTTGCCCTGTACTATGGGCGTATTGAAGTATTCTTTTTGCTGACTTGCCCAGCTTATTTTGCTAAGCACGCGGTCAATTTGCTCTTCGGTGTTTTTTTCTGGCCATGAGCTTATGCCATTTTTGTCACGAATATTAATTACTTCGGCCTTATCGGCCATTTTCA